TTATCCTTAGCACTTAATAATTTACCTTTTAATTCAATATCACTTTCTTCCAATTTAGAATCAATTGTATCAACACAATCTCTTATCATCTCAACATAAAGATTTTTCTTATCTTCTTCTGTACCATTAATGATAGATTTTAAAATTCTTTTTTCCCCTTCAGAGATATCTTCATACTTTGTATTAAATCGATTAACAACCATTTTAGAAATTACAGATGGTGGTAAATCAATCTTTTCAGTTAATTCACTCTCATCAATTCTTTGAGTTGTCATATGGTTTCTTAAAACATTAATTGATTCAGTAATAGAATCTAAAGTCTCAGCTTTCTTATCAGTAAAAATTAAGTTAGTGATATTATCATGTAATTCCTTACCTTCATAATCTTCACCACCCTCAAATGAAATCATACCAGCCAATTTAGAATTAGCTTCAACGATTTGTTTTCTTGAGTATTTTGATAATAAAGAAATATTCTCTTTAATATAATCTTTAGCATCTGACTTATCCTCAAAATACTTGTTTTCAATATTATCAAAAATGTGATATTGTGTTTTTAATATCTCATTCTCTTTTAACATTTTGATATACTTACCAAAAGTCTTTTTACCCGCTTCATCTTTTTTAATTACAGATTCAGCTAATATTTCATTAAATCTATTTTTTAATTCACCAAAGTTTTTCATGTTGTATTTTCTTTATAAATATTATCTTTAACTAAAAAAGTTATTCTTCAGTTAAATCATCTATACTTTTAGCCATTCTTTCTAAATCTTCTGTAAGAGAATCCTTACTATTCTCAATATTGCTAACTGATACAACATTCTTCTTTTCTAAACTTTCTAATAGTCTTTTAGTATAGTTATTTTTGTATTTCTTTACTTTATTTTCGTATCTTCTCTTTTGTACTTCTTGTTCTACGAGTAATTTATCTACGTCTTTCTTAACACTTTCTACAGGTGATTCAGCCGCTGGTTCTTCAGTTGTTTCTAAATCACCACCTAAATCTTCTCCACCTAAGTCTTCACCTCCAGCGTCATCAAATCCTCCTCCGAAGCCTCCTCCGCCACCGAAAGAACCTCCGCCACCGAAGTCATCACCACCAGTGTCTCCACCTTCAGCAGCTTCTCCTTCAGCACCTTCTGTTCCACCAAACTCACCATATAAACTATCCACTCTATCAAAGATTCCAGTTTTCTTAATGATATTTGCTGTTTGTTCCATTTCAGCTGCTGCGGCTTTCTCAAGTCTTTGTTGTTCTAAATCTAATCTAATCTCTTCCTCAGACATTCCTAAGATTTCTCTTTTTGCTCTAGTCATAGACATTGCACCGAAACCATTACCAGAATCTGCTACAGAATCTCTATAGACTTGTATCTTCTGAGATAGTTGTTCCGTTCTTAACATATCCGCTTGTGTAGATGGATTGTTAAGTGTAATTGTGAAGTTATCTAATTCATCTTCTAAACCTAAAACATATAAATGAATGATAGCAATCTTATTCAGTTCTTGAATTAGTGCTTGTTGTATTCTGTTTATTGTTCTAGTAAATCTAATATCTTGTAACGCTAAGTTTTTACCATCACCATTTGTTTCCTCATAACCTAAGAATGGTTTAGGGACTCTAAGTGCTGTGAATAATTTCTTTTGTAAAAACTCAATATCTGCAATCTCAGATAGGTTAGTTGCGCCTGGTAAAGTCTCTATCGGACTAGGTGCTCCTTGATCTCTTACAGGAATGAAATAATCTTGGTCTTGTGCCATTTGATTATACTTAGTATCAATTTGTCCCGTAGTTTGATCGATGACTGGACTCTTCTTAAAGTTGTTAGCCATTTTCTGCACATATGCTGGTACATCTTGTTCATCAATGTCACCAACAAAGATTTTGAATATTCTTCTCTCTGGTGCTCTTGTAACCCTATAGATTAACATTGCATCTTCAGATAGTAATAATTGTTTCCATATTCTTCTAGCTTTTTCTAAAACTGAAGTACCATATGGTAATCTTCTATCATCACCTAATAATCTAAAGTGAGCAATTTGCCAAGCATTAAACTCATAGTCTTTATTCTTCCAATAGAAAGTAACTCTACTTTCATCATTGTCCATATCTCTTTCATTACCATTAATGTTTCCATAAGCGGCAGTTTTAGACATAAAGTTACCTTCCCTTCTTTCAATCTCAATATTAGGTAATTGTTTTACATCTCTAATACCTTTTTCTGGATCGATATCTAAGTATACCATATTATCACCATACTTACATGTGTTTCTAGCCCACATAGGTAATGTGGTATGAATATCTAATTTATTAAAGAATAAATCTTGTAATATTCTTCTTACTCTTTTACTTTCAGAGAAAATATTCATTATTCTACCTTCAGCATTTTGTGTGGTAGATTCTTCCATAAAAATATCTAAAGCCGCTGCAATCTCTGGAAAGAATTCCATACCTTCAAAATCAGAATATGATGCCAATCTTGTTGTTTCATAAAATACTGATTGTTGGTAGATTTCATTATCTACTCTGTGCCACATATTGGCAAGGTATTTAGATTGCTGAGCTTCTAACTTTTTATACTCATACTCTTCTTTAGATTTTGTTTTAAGGATTTCATTATCCCCTAAAGAATATCTAGATTTAGATTCAGCCTTTTTCTTTTCAGGACCGAATAAGTTCTCTAATTGTTGAAATATTGTAAATCTTTGTGCCATCTTTTATAAACTATAGTTTTTCACTATTATAATAAATATCTAAAAAAACTAAATGGTGTTATTTAACATATCCACACTCAACATAAGCTAAATGTTCCTTTGCAGATAAACTTTCATATACATAAAGTACTACATTATCAATACCTTGTGAAAATGGGACTGCATTACAAAAGTTTTTATATTCTTTCCCCTTTTTTCTTTTTGCTCTTCTTACATCAATATTTTTTGGTAAATCTTGAGAAGGGCTCCATCTATATTGAAATCCTCCAAATGATGCTTTGTTTCCTAAAAATTGTTTTTGTGCCATAGTTGTTTATTTTCTAATTCCGAATAACCAGTTATAGTCTCCGTTATCATTGTTATTACCACCTTGTCTTATTTGTGGTTGATTATATGTTGGTGTATTGGTGTTAGGTGTTGGGTTAGTATTTCTTTTTATAGTATCATTACCGCCATTAGTGATATTTAACCAACTATCCAACATAGCTTTTGTATGTTTCTTTGATTCTTCTAATTTCTTAAAGGATGTTTGTACCACAAATATAGCCATCGCATACGCCATAATGATATCATCATGATATCCTGGCATGTGGTCAGGTCTGTTATTCTTGTATACAAATGTCCTTAATTCTTCAATCATTCTTTGCGAACGAATAATTGTTTTATTTTCTCTAATGTGTTCCTCTAACTCAGATATCATCTGTAATCTGGTGTTACCAACATTAAAACCAGGAACTTTATCACCTTCTTTATATTTTGCTCTTGCGTATTTTTGACTTAATTTCCTACTCTTAGGATCATCATAGTGTAAATATTTATAATCCATCTCCATAAGTTTAAGTACCGTAGCAACTCCCATACCACCAGTGATATCCACAATAGTATAAGCGCTATACATATTACCATACTTAAATACTACTTCTGCTAACATATCTGGTGGTATCTTTGCTTGAAACTCCGCAACTTGTTCTAAACCATCAAAATCTAAGATTACAATAGTGGAACTATCTTTACCATCCCCTCTAGATACATCACAACCTAATATGTATTTATGTCCTTCCTCTGGTTTCTTCCATATCCACATAGATTTCTCCAGTTCAGACATAACTTCAGGTTCTAATACATTATTGTTTTCATGATATTTCACGTATTCATCATCAACAACATTACCACCAGAACCGATAAACGATACATCCAATTCTTGCGCAATCTTCTTAGGGTCACCCATATCCGCAGCCATTTCTTCATACCAAAGAGAAGTAGGTTTCCAACCATCATTTATCATTACTTCGTAATCCTCAATAGACGATTCTGTTGTTTCATATGTTTTACCTGAATATTCCCATCTAAGCTTTGTCCTACCAATAGTATCACAAATTATTTCTTCATCTTCACCTTTTAACCACCTAAGCCCTCTATTATATCTAATATCTTGATGCCACTTCATCTCAACAATGTTGAAATTATTATCTTTTGATTTTGCACCATTATAAGTTTTATAATATAAAGGGTCCATCCCATTTGGTGTGGATATAAGTGATATTTGACCTCCTGTACCTAATGAAGCTAGTGCTGCCCCGAATACTTCTGACCCATTGTCGATGAAGGCTGCCTCATCCATCACTAAGAATGTAGGTGTGAATCCCCTTAAAGCATCTTTTGATGTTGCCAGAGCCCTTATTTCACATTTTGTAGATTTTAGTTTTAGGTGTCCTTTGGAATCTGTTTCCAAATAACTCTCTTCTAAATCATCAATACCCCATACCCAATATGGAATTTGGTCTAAGAAGTCTTTTACCTTTTTTAAGAATTCTTGTGCCAATGTTTGTTTGTTGGCAAGTATCAATACTTTATGTGGATTTTCTGGATCACCAAATGCACATTTGGCGGCTATATAGGCAGCAGTGGTTGTTGATACACCAGCCTGTCTGGGTTTTGTAATTATATTTCTGTTGTGTTTTTCGTATGACTTAATGATTTGTTTTTGTTTATAAAACAACTTAAAAGGTACCATACCTTTTTGCGTTAAATCAAATGTCTTAAAGAAAGATTCTATAGCAAAAATGGGGTTACCTAAACACTTAGCAAAAACCTGTAACTGCTCATTTTTATTCATACTTATTTTAATAATAAATACTTAGAATGGAGTAAATTAAAAATAACCCCTTATATTGTCATTAAAATCTCTTTCTATAGCATCAGAACTAGGATAGAAATATTGGAGGTCACTAATCTTTAATTGCCCAGCATGATAGTAATTTCTTACATAATCATAAAGTAAAGATATGAAACTAAACTCTTCAGGTACTTCGTGAGATTCTAATACATAATCATCTATAATATTTTGGTATGTATCGGTGATATCAAATACTAACATATCATCTTTACCCCATTTACCTTTACTACCTAAAAAATCTTCAATCTCATTCTTAGCTTCTTCCCATAATTCACTTTCTGATGCGCTATTATATGAACTATTATAAGCTCTAACTAATTCATCTGTAATATCTGAATCAAGTAATTCACTTTCTGATAGTAAAATACCTAAATTATAACTATCGGTAATGGTTTTCAATCTATCATCTATTACTAAATCACCATCTTCATTTAATAAACCCTCAAACTCCTCTCTATGTTCTAAACCAGAGATTGATTCTCCCCTATGTTTCTCAATAATTGATTCAATAACATACTTAACATTCTCATCTGATAAATTACTTACAACATCTGTTATTGGGTAATCATAATAGTTAAACATCTCATACCAATCTTCACCTAAAATACTATGTGCAACATCTGCTTCATCAAATAAGTCAGCAAACTCTTCCCAATTATCTACAGAAAATATTACTCTACCATCTTCTGTTTTCTCAATATCATTAAAAGCAACATCTGTTATGTATTCATCATAAAATCCACTATGTTTTAGATATTCCATTGGTTGATGAATTTTATACAACCAATCAGGTAAATACCAATGTTCTAATGGGTTTATATCCTCTCTTACTAAATAAGTGAAAACAGCAAAAGAAGCTAAATCATAACTCATTCCAAACTCATCTTGTATATCTTCAATTAAATTAACAACTGAATATGCATATATATCCTCATTTTCTGTGGAATAATCTTCAACTCTTTCCATAACATAAGGTACAATCTTATGCCTTAAAAACCTTTGGTATATAGATTCTTTTTTTTCCGCTTCTTTTAACAGATTTAATTGTCTTTCACTTAATCTTACTCTCATATCTTATAAATACTATAAAACCCCGATAAATTATCGAGGTTTTATAATTATTTTTTTTCTGTTATTTAAGAAAATAAATCAGAAATATCAATATCGTCAATATCTGGGTCGTCATCTGGGTCCATAACGTCATCGTCATCCCCATAACCGTAGTCATCATCGTCACCATAACTACCCAATGATTGTTCAGATTCTCTTTTCTTAATATCCGCTTGTACATCATTTGCTAAATCAACCAACATTTGTTTTCCTTTTTTACTTCCAGATAATAATTCTTTCATAAAATCATGAAACTCACCTGCTGGCATCTTTGCGATTTCATAATATAAGAAATGTTTGATTTCATATGCACTACCGTCAATAGCGTCAATGAACTTCTCCCAAATACCGGGACCTAATCTCATATCCCAAACTTCAGACTCTAAGAAATCTGCTTTGTCAATTACATATTGTGCTTCTCTTTCATCTTCTGGTAATCCATGTGCTGCTAATAATTCCATCGAACCTTTAATCAACTCATTTAATAATACTGGGAAAATCCATGCTTCAGCGACAATCTTTGGTTTATCACCACTAAGGTCTAGATATTCTCTACCACCTTTCATTCCACCACTATCATCACCAGAACCACCACCAGCCATAGATGGAATCATCCAGTAAGTTAAATCAGTCATAGACATTAATTTTCCATATATACCGATTAATCTAGGGTCAATGTTTTCTAACTCTTCCTCTACCATATGGAACATATAGTGTCCTTTCTTAGCTGCCCCTTGCATAATCGCATTTAACATTCTTCTTTTTTGTACCTCAGCATTTAATCTATCGTAGTCTTCTTCACTTTCAAGTTCTGGCATCTCAGGATTTTCTTTAGATTTTTGTTGCATTCCTTCACCAGAGATTTGTCCTTGTACCAATTTAGCCTCCATATCAACTTGGTCTTCTGGAATATCAAACTCCTCTCTTACTAAGTCAATCGCCAATTGTTCTAATTGTTCAGTATGGTCTTTTTCAATCATCATAGCTTGTCTTAATAAAGACATAACTTCCATAGCCATTCTAGGGTTTACAACCTCTACTCCCCAATATCTCTTAACTTTAGAAACTAAATCCTTAAATCTCTTAGAAGCTAATTTCTCTGAGTAGTGTTGTTCAGTACCTGTTCTAGGTAATGATTTATTACCACCTAAATGGTGAGAATCATCTCTCAATTCTTTTTCAATATGAGGATGCATCCTCTCTGGGTGTTGAGGGTCATACTCAATACCTTCCACTAATCTTTTCGCCTCACTATCTACATGGTGAGTTTCTGATAAGATTTGGTGTGTAATTTTTTTAATATCTACTTTACTCATAATATTATGTTTTATCTTATTTTAATAAATACTCTAAAAGCATCGTTTGCGGCTTGTTCAAAATATCTTTGTATTGTTTTATCTGAATAATTACCACTATTTTCTGCTTTTCTAAGTGCTGCTCTAATAAGAGCATCTCTTACTCCATCTTTTCTTTCTATTAACTTCTCAACAATTTTGATTTTATCCTCTACAGACTCTAATTCTTGTTCATAAATACCTCTATCTTCACCTGCGTTATCAATATCGTATTCTAAATCTTCTTTTTGTTGTTCTAAAGAATCTAAATCCATACTCTGCCCATATAACCATCTCTCCAAATCAGATTTAGTCCAATTAAGTATAGGGGACGCACCAAACATATTAATTAAACCACTATTTTTAATAATTTCTAAATATCTAAGAACAAATCTAAGGTCTTTTGTTGAGAATCCTTCTGGTACCTCTAAACCTTCTAACCTTTGTTCTTTAATCATATTTTTCTTAGTGGTGTTTTTAACAACTTTTTTAGAAGACTTAATATATTCTATTAGTTTCTTCTTAGTCATTCTAGGGTTTTCTTTTTCTTTTATCAAAGATACAATTTTATTTTCACTTAATGAAGTCTCACCATATTTTTCTTCCATATCTTTCATAAGAGTGTCATATAACTCTTTTCCATCTTCTGGCGATAAACCTCTTCTTCTTACTGTATTTCTAACTGCGCTTTTGATTGTATCTTCGTGTGATTTGTCTTGTACAAAAGACCTAAGATTTAATCCACTTGTTTGTGCATCAACCTCAAAATCTTTTTTGTAGTAATTCAACCCTTTACCGCCCATATCTTTACCTTCTAAATCTTGTTCGTCATGTCTAATTTCATGTCTAACATTTTCAACTAAATAATAATATAAGTGATTATAACTTCTAGGTTCTTTACTTGGTTTTAATTCTATTAAAACTTCTATCACACCTTCATCTTCTATGTAATAGGTATCAAGATTAAACTCATCATCAATGTTCTCGTTTCTAATTACTGTGAGTTCTACTGATAGTGAAACATCTTGTTCATCATATGTTTCACCACCTTCTGGTAGGTAATATTCTTTTCTACCTTTTTCTCCTTGTGTTCTGTTAATGATGTTTATGATGTCATTAACAATGTTTAATGTCATATCTTGAAACTCTATACTTTCTTTTACAACACTTTCATCTTTTTTTCTATGTTTCTTTAATATAGACCCTTCATAACCAATAGATGAGGTACAAATTGCATAAGGGTTTACGTCAGGTGATTTTTCTTTAACCTTCTTAACACATCTCTCCCACTTTTTTTTGTGGATGCGTTTCTTCTTATCATCTAACATTAAACCTCTCTTACTCATATCAGTCAATATTAAGCCATAGGAATATCATCCCAAGAAGTAATTTCTTTTTCTTCTTCGAAAATATCTTCATCTAGTAATTCTTCAGTTTCTGTAGTAACCACCATACCACCATCTGGTGTTGGTGTCACTGTACCGTCTTTAACATTAAATCCAACACCCTCTTTTTCCGCTCTATCTACCTCTGATGGGGTATAGGTTGTTCTAGTTTGTTGTGGTATAGTTTCTTCAGTGGCCTCATCCATATGGTATTCACCTTCTGATATTATGTCAATGATTTTTCTCATTTGACTTTCTGTAATTTTAATTTTTCTTTTCATGCGTTTAACATTTCATTGTCGTAATTAAGGACTAAATCCTTTTCATATAATTTATCTTCCACAGATTGTTTTTCTTCACCAAAAGAAAAATGTAATCTTCTCTCTGGATATTCATCATAACCTTCCATATTTTCCCAAGCCATTGCAATAACACCATCCACAGCGTCCCACATAGCAAAGGAATCGGATTCTTGAACCAAGTCTAACCTTAATTCACAAACCAATGAACCACTCTCTTTAATAAAATCTTCAGGAGCCATTGGGTTACCAGATGATGGATAACTATCCCATCCTTCACCGTCAATCTCCTCTAGGTCTAAATCTGAAAAGAGGAACTCGTAAATGTAGTTCCCCTTCCAGTTTTTTCCTATTTTATTTATAAAGACTAGCTTCATTTTTATTTATAAAATCCTTTTCTTCTATATGATTTTCTTTCAGCCTTTGCACCTTCCTTAACCGCTTTTGGGTTAGGTCTTGTTTTTGGTTTTGTCCAAGGACCTCTTTTTGGTGGTGTCTTTGGTTTAACAATTGGATCTTTAGTTCCTGGTGCCACCGCTGGCTCTGCAAAATATTCTATATCTAATCCCATATCATCTCCTTTTCCACTAATATCGTTAAAATAATTCATTTTATCAACTTTTTCACCATCTCCGTAAACATTATCTATTTTTGCAGGAATACCATCCTCATCAGTATCAAAATCTGCAGATATAGAATCAAATACTTCTACTCCATATCCATCATCTTCCATCATTTCTTCTTGAGTATCTAAGATTCCATCTCCATCATCATCCATATCAATATCAGAAGGGATTTCATCACCATCTCTATCAATAGGTGCTTGCCTTCCTGTTTCAATATCTAAGGTCATAAAGTCATCTGCAGGTATATTAAGTCTACCAACAGCACTATCACTATGTGGTTCAGAATCAAACTCATTTGATAAATGATATCCTAAGTCATCACAATGTGAACATCCTGCCCCCATACACTCTGGACAATCTACATACATAGATGATACTTCCATATCGAAATCTTCGTCCATAATTTTATATGCATCTACATCATATTTTCCTGGTGAACTATCACCCATATGATGCTCTTCAATAGATTCTTTTAATATTTTCTTTGTTAAAGACTCTACTAACTGAGATTTAGTATAAACAACTGATTCCTCAGTAACTTCCGCTTCTACTTCTTCTTCAGCAGCTGGTTCTTCTTCCATTGCTGGCTCTTCCATATCCATTTCACCTGCTTCAGCAGCTTCAGCATCATCCTCTTCGTCTTCACCTTCTAACTTAGCAATAATATCTTCGATGTCCTCATCAGAAAACTCATCTAAGTGTAATGCAGAAATAATAGAGTTAATAACATATTTCTCTAACTCAGCATCTGGCTCATCTAATTCTCTAATTGCTTGTCCGATTTTACCAGTTAACTTTTGGATTTTCTTTGTAGAATCTTCTTCATCATCTCCTTCGTCATCCATTGCTGGTTCTTCCATATCCATAGAAGGTTCTTCCATATCTAATTCTTCGCCACCAAAATCATCAACCTCATCTTCTACAGGTTCTTCCATTGCTGGTTCAGCAGGTGCTGGAGCATCTACTTTAAGAACTTTCTTTTGTTCTTCGATTTCTTTTTCTTCATCAGATTCATTCTTAGCGTCTTTTGCAGCCTTTTTCATTGACTCCTCTTTATCACCATCTTTATCTAAATCTAAAAAGTCAGGTTTATCCTCTTCTGCGATTTCTGCTTCTTCAACAACAAATCCAAATCCAGCTCTTACACCATCAGATTCTAAAATGTTAGTGTGAGTATTAATACCTAAACTTTCATTCAACATATCAAACTTTAAGTTTAATTGTTTAGTAGCTGCAGCGTAAGAATTATACGCCTCAGAAAACTTATTTTGCAACCCACCGATATAATTAAAATCTTCAGCTACAATTTTACCATAAGTTTTATTAGTTGTCTTAATAAAGTATTTGTGATTTTCCCTCACAATACCATATATAACATTGTTAGGTCCTTTTTTAATTAACTCTAACTCAGACAAAGAAGTGTTTTCATTAAGTGGTTGCATTTTTCCCATCAACTCCCTTACTCTATCTAATTGATCTCTACCTTTTAAGGATTTTGGATTTACGTTTTTTCTCATTTTATGATTTTTAATTCTTATGTTCTTATAATATTACCTGTTTTGATGTCTACATATTGGTATGTATCACCACTTATTTTTCCTGTTTTATGTAGTACTGGCTTAGGATTACCTAATAATAATATTCTAGCACTAACTGTGGTTCCAGTCTCTTTTACGATGATTGGAATTGTTTCTCCAGCAACTGTTGTAGTAAATGAAGTTCCGTTAATAGATTCTGCACCTGCAGTTAAAATATATATTGCACTATATACATAGTTATCGAAGTCATAATTACTACTACTATGTATTACACTAAATGTTCCGTTTTGAAATGTATTCATTTTTATATTTTCTTAATAAATATTATGTTTACAATAAAAAAACCTACATAGATAAAGATTTATCATATGCCATTGTTTCTAAATCTGATAATTTATCTAACAACCCTACTCTTCTTAAAACTTTGAATGTGATGTTTTCATAAGAATATTCTCCCTCTCTGTCTAACCCAGCTTGTCTCATCTTCTTAATTTTCTGTCTTGTTGTGTTGATTCTTCTAATTACTTTATCGTAGTCACCTTGATAATAAGATTGTATTAAACTATCATAACTATCGATAATACTCGATGCCTTTTGTTTAACCTTTTTATAATCAATCTTAGGGGTTCCTCTTTCTGGCTTAACCAACCAATCATCCCACATAATAGAATAAACACCTGTGGAAACATGATCTTCATTCATATCTTGTACATATAACTCAACATCATAACCTTTAATTTTGATGTCATGTTTTTCATTCCATATGTTTTTCTTTGCTGCGAGGTATTCAGAAACCAATGATTCATTATCATCTACCTCATTGTAATCAATTAGTATGTGTAAATCTACATCAGAAAACTTAGACCAGTTGTAATTGGCTAAACTACCTGTCAATGTTATATCCGTAACATCAACCCACGGTAATTCTAATGTATCAAAAAAGTCATCCGCAATCATAATCAACCTAGTTTTGATTTCTGGATGTATCTTTTGGTTCTTATCAAATATTTTTGGATTAAGTTGGTCTTTAACCTTAAACGATGATAAGTCGATATCTTCAGGATTTACCGCCTCATCAATAATTTTGTCTGTAATCTCTGTTATTCTCATATCTTATATTTAATAATAAATATCAGTATAAGTCATATATATGCCAATGATTCCTGAAAAAACTAATCTTATGTTTCATGTAAAAGTAGTTTTCTTCGTAATCAACATCTATTCTCTTAATTTTATATTCATTCTTATTGAGATAAATAGTAAATCCATTATCATATAATAATAAACCACCTATCTCAATGACTAATGTATCACTATTAAAAAAAGCGCTGTCATTTTCACATATCTCTAAATTATAATCTTCATTTATATTAACATACATAGACGTACCATCTAAGTTAACTAAAGTCTTGGTATATTTCAGTATTTGGTCTTTATTTTGGCTAAACCCTATTAAGGGTAAAAAACAAACTAACAATATTGTAATAATTTTTTTCATAATAATTCATTTTCATCTTGTAAAAAACTTTCTAATCTTCTTATAAGAATTTCCATTAAAAAATAATGGTTGTCATCTTTACCTTTTTCAAGTAACTCTTCCATCATATCTTGACATTCATATAGTTTAGCCAATAATATTTGTTCTTTAGTTTTCCCCATTTTTAATTTTTTCTACTTGTTCTTTAATAATAGAAACATCTACTAATTGTTCTGCTTTTTCATTCTTATATTTCTTAATGTATTTATGAATTGCTTTACCTTGACTATCATCACTCTCAAATTTCCTATAATCTTCAAGTGTTACATCGTGATATAAGTATTGGTGTCCAGATCCGAAGATAACTGCCAATTTTCTTTGTGTCTTATCATACTTAGATGCTAAAACATTTGTTGAGTCATAAATATTCTCAATCTTTCCGTCTTGTTCAAATGTGTTTAATATCATAATTCTATTCTCTATAAAGTCTGTAAGAATCAATCTCACTTAGGTTATATATTTTTGATGTGGATCTACTCTCCATACCAATTTCATTGTCTCCTTCATCCTGCGTAATAATAACATAATCTCCTGTAATTATCATTGCACAATCTTCAACTGTAACTTTTGTTGTCCTTTGTATATCTAAATCTCTTAGACTATCATTCTCATCATAGGTTTTTGTACCACCTAATTTTAACAACAACTCAATTTTTCTAAACTTTGGTGCAGTATGTAACATAATCTTTTTTTACTATTATAATAAAAAAAACCACACCTGTAAAGATGTGGCTTAAAAAAATCTATTTTAATACCTTTTAAATAATCTCAATATTTCTATTGACTTTTTTTGTTTTCCCTAATTTTTCTTTAGGTAAGAACAATGTTGTAATACCATTTTCTACTTTTGCATAAATCTCATCTAATACAACTCCTTCTGGTGTTGTGAATGTTCTAGAAAACTTTTGTGAATAAAACTCTTTAGTTAAGTAATCTCTCTCTGTGTTGTTCTCAACAAGTCTCTCACCTCTAACAGTTAAAGTGTTGTCATCCAATTCGATTTTGATGTTTTCTTTGTCAAAACCTGGTGTTAATAACTCATACTGATAATCTCCTTTTGTTTCTACAATATTTGTAGATGGAAGATTCTCAGAGATATTTCTATTGTTATTAGTTTCATTTCTCAATGTTCTACCATAATTTACTGGTGGTGTGAAGAATTCTTCAAACATGTTAAAAAATGGATCATTTCCTCTAATTCTCATAATACTTTAATTTTAATTTTATTATTTTTTATCTAAATCCTTTCAATTATAATGCCAATAATAAAAAAAAGACAGATTGTCATAAAAAATTATGGATTGTTGACATGTTTTCCTTTTACCCTATAGTAGTTGACATCCATACCTAATGGTTCTAATTCTTTCTTTGGTATATAACATTCACCAGTCTTTTCAAAATAACTCATTCTCTTCTCAGTAAAATCAATGTTGAATGGTATCATATCCACTAATTCTCCCCTTTTCAACCATTTCTGCAACTACTTTACGAGTATTACCTAAATAGAGTTTATATTTTTCTACCATAGGTTATAATTTTAATTAAAAATAATAATATTTATTGAATAAGGAAAGTTGTTTTTCCATAAGAAATTGTTTAATATTGAGATATGAAGAAAGTTTATCCAGAAGTAAAAAAAATCATCAATAAATCCATTGAAGAGGCTAAAAACAGAGGTTTTGAGGTAGTTAAACTTGAACATTTAGTTATTTCGATGATTAATGATGATAATAATGAAGGTACTAAGTACTTAAAGAAGTTAGATATTGATTTAGATAAATTACATACTTTAATTGAGTTAAAGATTGGTATTGGTGAAGATGAAGAACCAAATCAAATCAAAGTAAAAAACATTTCTTTAGATAAAGAAACTGAAGAAATAATACAAAAAGCGGAAGAAGAATGTAATAAAATAGGTGATGACTATATAAATACTCACCATATTGTATTATCTTTATTAAATCAAAATAATTTTATAACAAAAATAATTGAAAAGATGGGAGTGAATTACAAAAAGTACTCAAAAGAAATTAAGAATAGTTTTGGTGATATGCCTGATGACGATATGGAGGAAGAAAGACCTAAAAAGAAGTATCGTGGAAATTCGACAACACCAATACTTGATAACTTCTCAACGGATGTAACTAAAAATGCAGAAGAAGGGAAGATCGACCCAGTTATTGGGAGAAAAGATGAAATACAAAGGGTTGCGCAAATCTTATCTAGAAAGAAGAAAAACAATCCAGTATTAATTGGTGATCCAGGTGTTGGTAAGACTACTATTATAGAAGGATTGGCTCTAATGATTAATCAAGGGGAAGCACCTAGAACACTTCTAGACAAAAGAGTGGTGTCATTAGACTTAACATCAATGGTAGCGGGCACAAAATATAGAGGACAATTCGAAGAAAGAATTAAAGGTATTATGGATGAGGTAAAACAAGTTGACGATGTTATCTTATTTATTGATGAGTTACATACCTTAATTGGAACTGGAGCTTCTGCAGGTTCTATGGACGCGGCAAATGCTTTTAAGCCAGCACTTGCAAGAGGAGAGATTCAAATCATCGGAGCAACAACTTTGGATGAATACAGAGAGAATATTGAAAAGGACGGTGCTTTAGATAGAAGATTCCAAAAGGTAATTGTTAATCCTCCTTCTTTAGATGAAACGAGAGAAATCTTAGAAAAGATTGCTGAGAGTTATGAAACTTATCACAAAGTATATTATCCACCAGAAACAATTGACGAGTGTGTTAAGTTGGCTGATAGATATATCACTGATAGAGAGTTTCCTGATAAAGCAATCGATATTATGGATGAGGTAGGTGCAAGATCACAAGTAAATCTTCAACCACCTCAAGAAATTAAAGATATGGAAGAGGCTGTCTTAAAGATTAAACAAGAAAAGAATGATGTTGTTAAATCTCAAAGATATGAAGAAGCTGCCAAACTTAGAGATAAGGAAAGAGAAGCTTTAGAAGAATTAAGTAAAGCAAAACTTATTTGGTTATCTGAATTAAACCATAAAAGAATTAAGATTACACCTGAAGATGTTACTTCAGTAGTTGCACATATGACTGGTATCCCATTAAATAGAATATCTGAGAAAGAAGGTATTAGACTAATGAAAATGGAGAAAGATATCGGTGATAAAGTAATTGGACAAAAAGATGCTGTTGTTAAGATTGCCAAATCTCTAAGAAGAAATAAAGTGGGTATTAGAAACCCTAAGAAACCTATCGGTTCATTTATGTTCTTAGGTCCGACAGGGGTTGGGAAAACGCATTTGGCTAAAAACTTAGCTGATTATATGTTTGGTGATGAAGACGCTTTAATTAGAGTTGATATGTCTGAATATATGGAGAAACACGCAGTATCTAGATTGATTGGGGCACCTCCGGGATATGTTGGACACGAAGAAGGTGGACAATTAACAGAAAAAGTTAGACGTAAACCTTACTCTATTATTCTTTTCGATGAGATAGAGAAAGCACACGCTGATGTATATAATGTATTACTACAATTATTAGATGATGGACAATTGACTGATAGTTTAGGAAGAAAAGTAAACTTCAAAAACTGTATGGTTATTATGACATCAAATGTAGGTATTAAGAAACTTAAAGACTTCGGAGCTGGTGTAGGATTCTCAACAAACGCAAAAAAGAATAGTCAAACTGCAGTTAAGGATGAGATTTTACAGAAGGAATTGAAAAACCATTTCCCACCAGAATTCTTAAACAGATTAGATGATGTAATTATCTTTAAGTCTTTAGAGAAAGAAGATATTGGTAAGATTGTAGAATTAGAGATTAAGAAACTTAAAGAAAGAGTTAATGAGATTGGTTATGACTTACAGATTAACAAAACTGCTAAAGATTTCTTAATCGAAGAAGGATACGATGAAGAGTATGGTGCTAGACCACTTACAAGAGCCATTCAGAAGTTTATTGAAGACCCAGTGTCTGAAGA